CCCTTCGGGTGGCGAATGTTGTTCAAGATGTCATGCTTGTCAATCTTCTTCTGCCAACTTGCGGAAATACGCAAGAGCATCTTCCTCTCCATCATCATCTACCTTTGCAGTAGCGGGCTTTTTAGCAACAGGCTTTATCGCCTCTTCCGTGGCCTTGTTGCTCTTGGCAAACTTCTGCGATAGCGACTCGCGGACAGGTTCCTCATCGGCCTTCTTCTCGGGGGCTTCCGTAAAAAGAACCGTGTGTAGGCGATCTTTGAGTTCATCGTAGGACTTGAACTGATCATGAGCCACGAACGACTGTAGTGAATGTTCCTTCTTCCACAAAGCCTCAAGTTCCGAATCCTCTCCATCATGCAACGCAGATGGATTCTCAAAAGAACTCTTTTCATAGTTGACATAACCACCGTCACCGACAGTTGCCTTCAACTTGAAATTGCATCCTTGCCAGAAGTCGAATGGATTGATTGGCTTCTCGTCATCGAACTTGGGATTCATCTTATCGTTGATCTTCTCAAAGATTTTTGCACCATACTTGAAGAGAAAAACCTTGCCCTCATTCTCAGGATGAGCGGGATCCTTGACTACAAGAATGTTGCTGATGTATGACAACTTACGCTTGCGGTCCCGTGCGATTGCCTTGTCCGACTCAATTCCACTATTCCAAAGTTCATTGTTTCCTTCGCAAATCGGACACTTCTTGCCGATAGTGGTGGGGCAGTTCTCAATCATCCAACCGCCCTTACCCTTGAACCCGTGACTGAACAAGCGAACCCAAGGAATTTCTTCGCCTTCAATTGCAGGAAGAAAGCGAATTACGGCATATCCATTGCCAGCCTTGTCCCTCTCAAGCGACCAAAATCGCTCATCCTTTTCGTAACTACCCTTGCTGTTCAACTTCTCCATTTCCTTGGAGAGTTGTTCTGTCATTGTCTTTGACTTCTTCTTAAGATCTGAAAAACCCATATGTTTGTGTCCTTTCGTATGTGTTGTGTGAGAAGTATGGTAAAGTATACAGTTATCTAGGCAGAAATCAAGTGCTTTCGCAGAGGATTTTCTTGACCGACTCGCGTAAATTCTGAATGTTTGCGGAGTTGATCACAAACATCCTGTAACCTCGCACTCTTCCTTGCATTTCATCCCAAACAGGGTCGTTCTGCAATTTTGAATTCCATCGATCAGTAAAATTCATCATATGATCCAACAGACAGAAAGTCTCGGGACATATCTTCTTTTGCATCATGAGTTTTAGAATTTTTGGATGATTGCCTTTTTCGGCCATAAACATGCTTCCCCATGCATTCGGAGTAAAATCATGGTGCAACGATGCATATCGAATCAAGGTCTTTATGTCTTCGCCAAATTGATAAGTAAGCCGTTCGTTTCTCTTGCGCCACTCTAGGTATCGTTGATTCGCTTCTTCCCCGATCATTGAGCCAATCCATATGTTCGGATTTTCATGCATTTGCGAAACAAGAAACTGAATCATAGTTTCTTCGTTGGAATATCGTTTTGCCAACTTATCGAAGAAATGACGATCCTTTCTGTTTTCAAATGTCTGATGTTTCGGTGAAATCCTGCCATACTTGAAAAAGTCGTATCGATCTCCCCTGAAATGCGCCTTGAGGGAAACATACAATTTATAGGCTTCATATCCGTTCATAACGGAAGTCTTGAATCTTTCTTCAATAGATTAAGCCGTTGGCCTTCGATCTTCAACCTTTCCTTGATAGGTTTGCTGAGAATCTTCGATACGGTATCCGGCTCAACTCCGTACTTTTCACAAATATGCAGAACTGCGTCAATGTATGACGGTTCTTTTTGCTGCCTTACAAATTCCTCAACTTCCTTTGAGAAGTCTTGGCTGATGTTTACTATAGATCCCATGCTTACTCCGAGTAGGGGACTACGCCAATGCGTTCAACCGCACGACGAATTCCATTTTCCATTTCCTCTTCCGTCAGGAGCATGATCAGTTCATCCCCTTCTTTACGGAAAATACGAACACAATGATAACGAGGTTCATCTGCGGAAACAACCTTTGGTTGCGCGGATTCGTCCGCTTTCACGAAAAGACTCTTAAACCACTTCACCAGTCGCTTTAGCCAGTTCATCATTCACTCTTTCTTGAATTTCCTCAAAGTCGTTCTTTGACCAATAAAAGTCAATTGCCTTCTTCAAGCCTTCACGGGCTTTCTTGGAATCCTCAATGAATTCTTGATCAATTCCATTGTCACACGCAACAAGAATTACCGTTTGAGGCAACTTGTTTTGACCAGTTCGTTCGACCCACATGTGGGCATACGCGCAAGCCTGTTGAAAATAATTCTGAATGTCTGACTTGCGCTTTTCCTTTCGGGCAGACTTAAAGTCAATAATTGAAATATTGCCATCGTATTCCGCGATGCAATCATAGCGTCCTGCAAGGCGCAGGGTATCCGACCACATCGACTGCTCCTGACCGTAGATGTTGGTGATCTTATCAAGGTGCTTCTTGATGAGCATAAACAGATTCTTGTCTCCAAGTGGAGCGGCCTTTACCTTTTCATGATCGCCCTTGAGATAGGCTTCAGTGATTTCGTGCAACTTATTGCCACGGGAAATTGCTTGCTTGGAAATTTCCATGTTCTTGGGATCATTGCGCCATGCAGCCCAAAAGTCCTTCTTCTCAAATCCCGTGACCGTAGTTACGGATGGATACCACATTCCCGTGGACGGGGACTCATAGAAGCGACCAAGATCAGGAAGTTCAACGGAACGGAGTCTTGGGAAGTTCATGTTAATGCATCCAATCTTGGCGACTAGTACGCATGTTGTGTCTTGGATGGGCTTGCTTTACTTTTGACAATACTTCCTGCCAACCCTTATCGGGCTTTCGAACACCGATTCGAACAGAATCACAGACTGCGGGTGCGCCTACCACAAGTTCGACTTTCTTTTTTCCGCAGGAGGGACACTTCTTTTTGGTGGGCTTCTCCATGTCGGCTATGCGTAGCATCTGTTCAAATGCGTGTCCGCAATCCCCGCACTTGTAGTCATAGAATGGCATCATGTACCTCCTTGATAGGTACAGTATCTAGGCACCACCAGTCAGGAGCCTTTCTATTCGTCCACTTTGCAAATTTTTGCTTTGCCCCGATGTAGTAATTTTTGTATGCGGTCACCGAGTCTCCGATCACTTTATACTCATTTGGCATTGCTTGCGGTGGGTCGGCATATCCCAAGATACCCTTGAGATTTTTGGGTGAATTACGCAATTCATCCCAACAACGATTTACTACTGCATGAGTCTTTTTGTAACGATGATTATATTCTTTACACAAATGGGTTAGCAATCGATACAACCAGAGATATTGTTCTTCGGTTTCACGCGCCCATAACGCAGAAGGATGATTAATATGGGAAGCAAGAAAGAGCCTGTCGTTCATTTTGACATCTTCCAATGTCCAACGCTTCAACTTTCTGTTGTTCACAACAACAATCGTCTGCGTACCGTCGTGCAAGCGATGTGCTGTAGAAAGCAGTTGCGTATATTCAAGAATCATCTTGACTACATGCTTATCACAATGCATTTTTGCACACTTGCTTGGATCTTTGTCTAGGTAAAAAATATTCATGTTCTTGATTATAGCAAAAAGTGACCCTAAAGGGATTTGAACCCTTGTTATTCCCGTGAAAGGGGAGTGTCCTAGACCAACTAGACGATAGGGCCAATTGACGCGGTGGTCGATCACCGCCGCCAAGGTGGATTCTTAATCAGAAGGACTCTTCGTCCTCATCGTCTTCCCAATCGTCATCTTCGTCCCCATCCTCATCGTCTTCCCAATCGTCCCCATCCTCATCGTCTTCCCAATCGTCATCTTCGTCCTCGTCCTCATCGTCTTCCCAATCGTCATCTTCGTAGAACTCCTCCTCCCCATCTACATCATCAATGGGATCGTAATTGGAAGGATCGGCAGGATCAAGCGCAAGAATCTCATCTTCATCAAGATTAAAGATGCTCATCAGTTATCCTCCTTATTGTTCTCCTTGACGGGAATAACATCGTCTTCCTTGACCCAAAAGTGTTCATACGGAGCCGTGTCCCCGATCCAATCGGGAGAATAAACACTGACCAAGAATTGCGATCCCCAAACGGGATCACGCTCTACCTTCTTGACCTGACCCACCTTATTCAAAGACTGCACGAACACCTTCTGTGGCTTGGTACGAACCTTGCCGTCTGACTTGTCACTCATTACAATGTTCTCCATATGGAGTTGCATTCAACCGACTCCAAGCACTTGGAGTTTGTTCGATTGATTTCATAAGTATAACCTGATTATGTCTTGATGTCAACCCCCTTGACACCAAAATCCGACGATGATAAGATAGTCTATATGACAACAAATGTCGAAAAGGTACATTGGGGCTTAGAGCCTATATGGGAAGAGACTTTTAAAGATCCTCTTCAGGAGGCTTGTGCCCTTGCCCGAGCGGAAAATTGGTATCACCATATGTCCGATGAAGCAGAGCATCGAAAGTGGATTTGTGAATTTATGAAGTCCAATCGATTCTCAGAAGAAGATATCAAGGCTTTCAGTCGTTTGGGTCGAACCACTACAACTGTAGGAGAAGTAGCCGAGAAAGAGCCAGGATGCAATCTGGGCGTACTTTCGCGTCTACTGACCCGAGGGGCACCAGTACCAGAGGTACGCAAGGAACGCCTCCTGCGGGCGATTAAGTATCTCGTAGGCAGGGGAAGGCTTCTTCGCGAGGAGGAGAAATCTGAAAACCTACCAAATATTCAAGATCGCATTCGGGAACAAGTTTCAATTTTAATTGGTGAGTTGGAGCAGATTGAAGATTCCTTTATCGTTGGTTCGCAAGGCACAACAAAGGAATGTACTGATATTCAAAATTACATCAAAGCCCGAAATATTCGCGGAGTACAAGCGACCCGAATTGCAGAATGGTTCCGTCGAAGGATCGATCCAATCGAAACTCTTTTGCATGGGAAAGCAGACGAACAGTTAAGAGAGGCATACTCAATTTACACAAAGAAGCAACTTAAGGAATACTTAAAGTGGCTAAATTGTCTAATTCTTGCTTGTCAGCAACAGGTGGAGATTTCAAAGAAACTCCGCTCACCACGGCGGCGAAAGCCAAAAGATCCGATCAAGATTGTTAAGAATCTGAAGTACAAGAAAGAAGACACAGAGTGGAAGGTAAAATCCATTCCATGTTACAAAATCGTAGGAAGTGAAAAGGTCGTTCTTTTTAACACAAAGACACGAATCTGTTCCATTCTTGAGGCAGATACTCGTCATGGTCTTTCTGTAAAAGGAACAACCATCATTGGATTCGATGCAGAGAAATCAAAGTCCAAGAAGTTGAGAAAGCCCGAGGCTTTGCTAAAGGCCATCAGGGAAAATGGCGGAATTCGGTCAATAAAGAACGCATTTAGTTCTTCAAACACACAAGAAAAAGAGGCAAAAGGACGAGTCAATGAGGATACTTTGATCCTCGCGGCCTACTAAATAGAATCGAAGGAGCATTATCATGCAACTACTGATTTCTGAAATTTTGGATAAAGCAGCAAAAGAAAAGTCCCCAAAGGACAAGGCAAATGTGTTGCGGGCACACTCTTCCACCGCATTGCAGGAAATATTTCGATATGCTTATGATCCAAAGATCGAATGGTTCTGCAAAGAACCTCCCGTGTACTCGCCTGATCCTGCACCAGAGGGACTGGCATACACTACCCTGATGATTGAATATCGTAGGCTTTATCTGTACACCAAGGAAAATCCAGTGACAGAGAAGCGTAAAACCGAACTACTTCTGCAACTCTTGGAATCGCTTCATCCAACAGAATCCAAGGTTGTAGAGCAGATGATTGCTGGTGAAATACCATCAATCGATAGAGAGGTCGTTGACCTCGCATTTCCAAATCTTATTTCAACAAAGGTTGTAAAGGCATGAGTAATTTTGAAAAGGATGATCGTTCGACTGATAAAAACGAACACAGTCGAAATAGTCACAGAAAGCATCTGAAGCATCATCGAAATCTCAACGACAGTATTTCTCGAATGGACGATATCGATGAAGATGATTTTTTCTACGAAACAAAGGAGAAATTTCACCGTGGTCGATGATCCAAGAATAAAACCCTTGCATGAAGATGAAGAAGACCTTGAAGGGGATGTACATGAGGAGATTCCGTATGAAACTGAACGATTCTCCCGTGGGCACATGCCCGAGAGTATCTTTTCTCCCAACAGTTTGCGTTCGCAGAAGCACGAACGGAATCAGGTTTGGAGTAGAGAACTGTAAGCGTATTTGCAAATAAAATAAGAGTCCACGATATCTGATATTGGACTCGATACTTTCTTACATTCGGGGCTGATCTCCTTTATGAGATTGGCCCCTGTTTCTTTGAGGAATGCATCAAACATTTTATCCTTGTCTGCATTTCCCTTGCCACTTGCAAATTTTTTGACAACAGTCGGTCCTACAAGGTGAAAAGGCAACCCCGCTTTCCAAAGTTTCCATTTTAAAAGACCGCAGTTTTCTCCTAGATTGAAAACTTTGCCTTTTGCACTCATAGCGTAATCTTCAATATAGATGAGATCACAATCTTTAACAAGTTCTAACGCCCAATTTGAAAGTTTGTCATGGCGATCCTCTTGTCTTCCGAATTCAGGCATTGCCCATTCCGGATATTCCCATCCGCGACAGTAGAGACCCGACTCCATGTAAACTGTTGCATGTTTCAGTGTTTCCGTGAGATAATGAGATTTACATTGCGATAGAGAAAAGCCATCACCGGTATGAACGGTAATGGCTGGTGAACACAGTGAATAATCAATTCCTGCAATCTTCATGCAGGGATATTTAGGTTATTGCTGCGTCAAGTCAACGATTTCGCAAGAGTTTGCGTTGCAAGCAAAAGTTTGTGTCCCTGTGGTGGTATCTTCCTTTTCATAATTTGAAAGAAGCGACCAATCAACATTCTTTGGCATTCTTGAAAGCATTGCCTCATACTCCTCCTTGGTGCAGTCTTGATACGGGGCTTGCTTGTAGGAATGTTCGGAGTGTGGGAGGAAAGAAATGCCAGAGATGCTGTCAATGTACTTGTAAACCCATGCGCCGACATCAAGCCATTCGGGTTCACGAACGGTAATCGTAACAGACGGCTTGTGTTCGCACCAGAAATCCTGATACTTCTTCCAAAGTTCAAGATGTTCGATTGCCGTAAGGTCGTTTCTTGTCGGTGAACCATCGGGAGACTTCATCGGGAATGAGAACACCATCGTGTGATCGGGGCGCATGACGCAAGGCTCCGCAGGGAAGCCCTGATCAATCATGAACTGACAGATTGGATCCTTGCGATCTGCACGAACGGTACGGATGTAATACTCATTGTGACGAGCATGGATGCCTGAAGCAGCGTCCACCAACTGCGATACGGTCCCCGATGGCTTGACGCAAGTGATGGCGGCAGCGGGATTGATTCCCAATTTCTTTGCCCACTTTGCGTTGGTCTCAATCGCCGCTTGCTTCATGTGACCAAGCAATACCTCCAAGCCGTTCTCGCTGCGAAGCATGGCATTGTCAAGGATGCCCGTGAGGGACACGCCAAGGAGGGCTTCCTCCTCGCAGTTCTTCTTCCATTCGCTTGAGATGTAGCGAAAGTTCGTGAGGGAGGCTTGCCAAGTTCCAAGAATGGCAGCAAGACGAACCTTGCGAATCAAGTCTTCGGGAGTATCGCTTGCACGAACAACGACTTCTGAAAGATTACAGAATTCGCGGTCGCGCAGAATGATCTCGGAGCATGGATTAGTTCCGAAATCGTAGTTTGGATCGCGGCGGTCGCCTAACTTCGCAACCTGACGCTTGGAGGCATCACGATTGAAGATTCCTCGTTCCCCGCTCTTGGACTTATAGAGTGATACCCACTCGTCCATGAAGGTTCCAATTTCGGGCCGCTCCTGATAGACAGCAGAGTTGTTTGCGAGTGCGCGTTGCGGGTCAATTACCCACCATTGACCGACCTTTGCATTACGCATACGCTCATCGTTGAGATCGGACAAACTGATGAGAGCCGAACGACGAACACCGCCGACAACGACAATCTCAGCAATCTTACAGACAATATCGTGACATTCGATAGATGTCAACTTGCGACCCTTTGCCTTAAGGAAAGTGTCGGATGTGAACTTGAAGAGATCGATAAGCGGTTCGGGGCCAGATGCGCGACCACCGAATGTCTTCAGCCGTGCGCCCTTTGGACGCACCTTGGAGACATCCCACTTGGGCAACTGTCCCGAAATCAACAGGCTGACGAGTTCCTTGTATGCCTTTGCCCACCCGATCTTTGAATCTTCAACAACAACTACGGTGTCGCTCGGAAAGAACTCCTCCGCAATTGTCGGCAACTTCTGAACGAAATGATTCTCAACGCTGAAACCAACACCGGTTCCGCACATGAGTACATACAAAATTTCGTCAAACGAACGAACGCGATTGACTGCAACAAACGCGCAATTGTATCCTGCGACATGATCGCGTTCAAGCGCAGGACCGGCAGTCATTAGTGCCCGCATGGAAGGCATGACTTCAAGGTTAAGAACTGCTTCTTCAAGTTCCTTGCGTTGCTCCTTCGTGATCTTGTTTCCAAGATGCTTGTCGAAGAAGTCGAAATAACGAGCAACGGTTTCTTCCCATGTCTCTCTGCGATTTTCATTTTCCAACCAACGGCTGTATCGCGAAAGATGAATGAAATGCTGATATGGAGTAGGAAGACCGTGACTCATGATTTCTCCTTGTTTGATTGGTAGAGTATATAGATCATGCCCTTTGTTTTCAAGTGCATAATTGCATTCTCAAACGATTTACTTTTGTTTTGATAGAACTTCAAAAATCCACAGGATCAACTTCTTCAAACAAAGTTGAAGAAAGATACGGCATGATTCTGCCGCTACTCATGCTTTGAACAATGCAGCGAGAGTTGTCCTGAGCAATCGGACCAAGGTAGACAAATCTCTCGTTTTCTGCAAAATCAAACATCTGCGCCTCTTGGCAATTTGGATCAACGAACTTGACTATTGAAAGAAATCTTGGCATGATGGGTTACCTCAACTGAAAAGCAATATTTCCCTATTGATAGGTCTTCGTATTCTCGCACCGATATAGTCCATTAGTATTTTTGGAGATACACTCGGATAGGCTGCTCCTGCGCCAATTCCGTAGTTCACCCATGTTGGTTTCATGTAATCCGTTGTTCCCGAAGGATAATGAGAATTGCTTGAAGGCGAAGCGGTTCCTGATGTCTTGATGCTGTCTGTCTTGTTGTTGATTGTGTATGTTGTTACGAAATTTCCAGATGAATCTTGCTGAATTGCGAGATAAAGTTGGTATATCTTTTGAAATTCGCACGCCACTCCAGTATCGTGGGAACTGGCAACTCCGTCTTTTATCCATACTATTTTCCAAGTTGTGTCAAGAGGAGCATCGTCTACATAATATCCTTCCAACGGATCGAAAACTCCATTGACCCAAAATGAAAAGAAAACTCCGTCTGATGGTGATGTCGCACTATTCATGAAACCAAATCTAAAATAACCGTAATGCGTGTTGGATGCATATATGTTGTTTGTTATGAAAATTGCAGTTTCTGTCTCGTACTTCGTAATGAGTCCCGAAGAAGGCATTGTCAGTCCAGGAACATGCACTCCATTTGTCTCTATCAACTGATATGCACCTGCATTCGAAGTTCCGTCCATGCTCAATACTCCATGACCATTTGTTATTCCATATTCTGTCGTATTTGTCGTGGTTCTTGAAATCGTGCTTGACAAGTGATTGAGATAAAATGGACTTCCATCAATTCCTGGACCATTGTTTGACGCAGCAACTCCTTGTACAAAATCGACAAAATAAAGCAGATCCAATTGATTTGGATTCTCGTTTTGAATTGTGTTCCACAACACAAAATTATTGTTTGGCTGTATTGAATATGCCATAATTTATGAATACAAAA